GCTTCGGCGGTGATGACGTGGGCGGCGAACTCGGCGTTCATTTGGTGTCTCCCTCGGCTGTGTTTCTTGCTGACAAGGAAGACACTACCCACCCATGAGACACTTCGCAACACTGCAAGACGGATCGGGACAGATATCACCCGAACGGAGTAGAAAAGACCCCCGCTACCCGAAGATAGCGGGGGTCTCGTCACTCTCCGTGGACGCCGGTCTCTACACAGCGTCACTCCGCAGTGTGCTTACCGCGCCCCAACTCCAGCGGAGCGCCCTTGGTGTCGTCTTCTGGCAAACCAGCCACACTCGTCAGCACCGACACCACCGCCGCCAGCAGCGCTGTACCGCCCACAACATCCCACGCCACGTCAGCGAACGCAGCCGACGCGCCAATCACACCCAGCGCGGCTTGCGCGGCCGTCTTNACCGCACGCACCACCGCCGCCCTAGCCCATTTCGCGGTCACGCCTCATCACCACCAGACTCACCCTTGGCCTTACGAACTTCGGTTTTCAACCACTTGATGTCCTTGGCAACCTTGAACGTGTCCTCGTCCAGATTCGCGACCTTGGCGGCCAGCTCGTCGAGCATCGGCAACACCTTACCCTTGAGCAAGTCGTACGCCATCTTCGCGACACTCGCGTCCGCCAGCGCGCCCTTGACGCTCAACTCATCCTGCTTGCGAATCTCGCCAGCCTCATAACCCTTCAAACTAAACTTGTCACTCAGATTCACGTCGTCATCCTTCCCTGCTGAACCCCCGCCAATAATCCCCCACGGGCCGCGCAAATCGTAGCCATCCGTGCTCACACTGATATGCACATGCTTGGTGTGCGGATTGGAACCGTTGTAGACGCTCCACCCAGACCAATCCGTCTTAGTAATGCGCCGGTTGAAAATCACATAGCCACCCCTGCGCAACCGCTTATCACCAGCCGCACCGAGCTTGCGGATATGCTCCGCCAGCCACGCCGCGTCAATACCGTCTACGTCGAAATCAATTGCGCGTACCGTGTTGTTCAACCACGGGTTGTGGTCAGAATGGCGTCCAGCGTGCGCCGCATCACCGATCGTGCCATCACTCGTCTTATCCCGATTCGGCCAGCGAGCATTCACCTCACGGCGCAAATCTTCGATAGATTTCGCTAAGCGCCAGCTCATGAGTCATCCTCCGGTCGGCCAGTGTCCTCCGGCGCATCGGCATCCTCGCCCGCGTACGCCCACGGGTCGGAGTGGTCCTCTTCGCCCGCCGTCGTGGCGAGCGGCTCTTCACCCTGGAACGGTTTCATGCGTCCTCCGAATCGTCGGCCAGGCACATAGTTAGTGGTACTGGCACCTCCGCGTTGTTTTCCCGGTGTCCAGTCTCGTCCGGCTCGAACACGACCACGAGGTGACACGCGTCCTCACGCTGAATCAGATAAATGTCTTCGATGCCCGGACCTTGCGGCCCCTGAGGACCACGCTCGCCAGGATCACCCTTCGGCCCCTGCGGACCGCGCTCACCCTGCGGCCCCTGCAGCCCCTGCGGACCAGTCTCGCCCTGCTCGCCCTTGTCGCCCGGCACGCCATCCACGCCGCTCACACCCCTAGGGCCACGCTCACCCCTAGGGCCACGCTCACCCNTNGGGCCACGCTCACCGCGCTCACCCTGAGGCCCCGGCGGACCTTGCTCCCCCGGCGGCCCCGGCGGAACAACACGTGGCGTGCCACCCAACTCCTGCACCTGGCGCGCCAGTGCCTCCGCCGCCGTGTAATTCCGGTCGGCCAGCTCGTGCAGCTCGGCACGCTCGGTCTCGCCGCGCCACACATACCACGCCATACCCAGCACGATCAGCGCGATAGCCGCCCAGACCAGACGATGCCCGCCCCGATCGATCGCCTTTTCGGCGGCCCGCTCTTCAATTCCCGGCATCGTCTCTATCCTCGGCCTCTAGGCGCTCCAACAGCAACTCGGACACTCTAGGGTCTACGCTGACAATCTTTAACACCTCTTCAACCGTCTTATGCGCAGAGTCCCCGCGCTCTCGCCGCGACAGTCGCCTAACTGCGATGATGAGCAGCACAAGACCAGTGGTGGCAGACACTAGGCCCGCCAACTTATCCACCAGTTCAGCGACCTCACTGATCACTGTNCCTTTCCGATCAGACGGGGTACGCCACCGTGAAACGCAAAACGCCNGTATTCGCCAGTGACCCAGACTCGTTAGTGATAAACGTGGTGATGGTGCCAGCGCTGGCGATCTTCACCATAAACGTGCCGCGCTGATTATTCGTCCCGTTCAAGAACATGTTCCCGATCGTGTACAGGTCGTACGCCGGGCGAATATTCTCCGGCATCGATGACACGATTGTCACTTCAGCGCCCACCGTCGACGAGGTGCCAGTCTTGCCGACGTTGGCGATCATGTAACAAATGCCGTCCTTCAACCTGACCTTGATCGGCGTCGTCCAGTGCGTGGAGAAAGTGGCCAGATCAACCCAGCCGGAATCAATAATGTGTGAGGTCGCTGACTGCAACGCCGCCACATCAGATTCCGTCGTCTGAAGCCGCTCATCAATACCGTTGACGACATTCTCAACATCCTCAGCGAGGTTCTTGCCCAACGCCGGACCGTCCGGCGGGTCGCCTAGTTCCTGATAGCGCAACCCATAAATAGGCGTGCTAGCCATCCGCTTCACCCTTTCCCTGCTCGGCCAACCTGGCTTCCAGGCTGGCTATCTTGGCCTCTAGCTCGGTGATCCGTTTCTCGTGGTCTTTGAGCACGCACAGCAGCGCCGCTGTCATGCGGTCATAGCTGAGCCCGTCCGGCCTGCCCTCCTCGTCATACTGCACATACTCAGTCAGGCCAGCCTCATGCACGTCCTCCGCGATAAACCCGGGGATGCGTGGCTTGTTCTCGTCGGNGGCGTCCTGCCAAATGTCATGCCATGTCACCGGCTGCAGCTTCAACACGTCTTTCGGGTCATGCTCCAGCGGGCGAATGTCGTACTTGTAGCGGCGCGACGACGCCGACGACCGATACAGGCGACCATCCGTCCCCACGACCGCGTTAGGCGACGAGCTGGCGGAACCATACTTATGGAAAACGTTCCCGCCGGTCGCGCCGAACCGAATATCCCCGGACGGCTGAAACAGAATGTCGGCGCTGTTGCTGTGGATCACATTGCCCGACCCCAATGTCCACAGCTCGCGGCCCCATAGCATAATGTCGCCGTTGTTGCGAATATCGAAATGTGTGACCCCGCCGGTGTTGGCGTAAATCCGGCCATTATCCGACCTCAACGCCACGTCACCCAACGCCGAACGCAACTCGGCATAGCCAGCGCCATTCACCCACACCGCGCCCTCGGTGCCAACCGACGCGCCCTCAACAATGATCTTATTGTCCTGCGGCGCCTCCGACTGTGGCGGATCGAGCTGTATCCACAGACGGCCACCGAAGTTGAACGAGCTGATACGGCCATGCACGTTGTCAATGCCAGGCGCGGGCACCATCTCAATGCTTGAGTTTTTCAGCCGCAGCATCGACCCGTCGTCGTCGCGCAACACGATGTCACCGAAGTCGCGAGTTCCTGGCCGCGCCACCCGCCCAATAATCCACCAGGTTCCCTGATAGGTGAGCAGACCGACAATCATGCCGGGCTGCAGCCCAGCCGCGTCCGTCACGTTCAGCGCTGGCACGTTATGCAGAACAGCGCCACCAACCTCGATAGTGTTCGCGCCAGTGTCCACATTAAACGACAGCACTTTGCCCTGACGGAACCCGACGCCAGTCTTGCCGCCGCTCGCCAGCAGCGGGACCAGATCATCCCCTCTCATAGCGCCCCAATCGCCCGAAGTTGCTGCTCCCGTGTCGTAGCCGTGATTGGCTGCGACGGCGACAGCGGAATCGTGATTGACTGAATGATATGAGTCTCCTCGCGCATCGACAGTGAACGGCCCTGCACCGGATACCGAATGTGGATCGGGTCNANCACTTCCAACGCCGGGTTAGCGATCGTCTGAAAGTTCACGTTATACGGTGCGCCGAGGGACTGCGCCAGGATCGACGCCGCAGCCGTGGCCGCCTGCTCGTCGGTCGTGATGAACGGCGACGAATAGAACCGGGGCACCTTCCCGAACGGTCCATCCCAAAAAGTGGGGCTCATAGGGTTATCGTCCACCGCGACAGCGCGCGCCGGTTCCTCCGTGTCAGCGCCCTCGCCGGTGGCTACCACAGCGTTGTACACGCCCTCACGGCTGATCTCCCGGCTCATCTGCACCAGCACACCACCGGCACCGGCGTCCACGTCATACACCGGCGCGCCAGGATCGGGCGGACTGGAAATCACCAACTCGCCACGATAGTTCCAACGCCACGTCTTCCCGAACGACGTGACCAACTCGGACAAGAACTCGAACCGGTCTTCCTCACAGATCATTGACCGGCCGAGAGTGGCGTCCTCGGTGAAGTCGTCCCAAATGATGTCGGCCCACGGGTACACCTCATGTACCAGACTGCTCACAATGTCACCNACACGCGCGCCTATCTCGAACTGCCTCGGCGCCAGCATTCGCGCGTCCTTGATGCCAGCCATGCGGTCCTGACACGCCAGCCTGATCGGCCCGTCCGGCACCACATCTTGACTGGGGGTGTCAATGCGGAAGTAACCCAACCCGATCCACTCGATGACACCGTTTCCGAACGCTATACCGCGCTCCACGAATATTTCGTTACCGAACGGGGCCAGCGGATCAGTAACCCGGTATGGCCACCAGTCCCCATCGGTTTCCAGGTCGAGCGACGACACCACCGCCGCGCCTTTCACCTCGTCGCCACCGAGCACCGCCGCTTCGGTGCGCACATCGCCAGCCCGGATCGGTATCTCAATCCCCTCGGGGTCAACACCAGATTGGCCGGGCGCGCAAACACGAGCACGCGCCCTCATCTGGTGCGAGCCGCGCACCGACTCCAAAAACGCTTGGCTGACCGGCCTCATGGGACGATCACCTCGGTCGGATCACCGATCAGCTCTAGCATGTCCGCCCACGTCGCGTGCGCACCCAAAACCTCGGACCACGACGCATACGAGTTCAGCACCGTCAGCCAGGTGACCGAAGCACCGACGATCGCCGGACCGGGCGCGGCACACTCGATCAACGGCAGCTCAAACACCCTCTTGCCCGAGTGCTGCGTCAGTCGGGCGCTCTGCACATCCCCCACAGTGAAATAGCCGGACGGCACCCTGCTGCCCGCTGGCACCTGAATGAAAATCGGGTCACCGGACGCGGTGAATATGTCCAGATCGCGGTACTCGGCGTCGGTGGCCGTGTACAGCGTCAGCGTGAACTCGCGGCCGCCGCGCACATCATTGACCGCGACCGGCATAGAACGGCCGATCACGTCGAACACACCAGCGCGCGCACGCCGGGTAATGTCGCTGAAATCCACCACCTCAACTGTTTTATTGAGCCACGGGCGGCTAATCGACTTCAGCCATACCTCGGTGATCTCCGGCAACACACTGGCCGTCTCACCCTGCGCGCGATAGTAGTTTATGACGTTCGGGGTGAACTCGTAATCATCGAGCATGAAATGACCGTCGATGACCTGCACCGGCGAACCGCCACGCACCGGCGACCAACGAATCTGATCGGTGGACCGCTCAACATACGCTTCACCGTCACCAGACCCTAAAGTCTGCTCCAGCCGCACCCGCGATATCTGCGGATCATAGGTAGCCGTCAGCGTCATGCGCTCACCATCCTCACGCCACGCTTGATCGCCCGATGCTGCTCACGCACCTCAGCCCTAACCCTGGCCTGGATCGGCTGGCCATCCAGCATGACCGTCACATACACCGGCGAACCGTNGCCGCCGCCTAGCTCATGATTCGGGGTCACATACCCGGCGCGCGCACCGAGCGTCAGCAACTCCGGCCCTTTCTCACCGACAAGGTAGGTACTGTTCGGCTGGACCAGACCGCCGGACGCACGCTTCCCTTTGACTTCAACATGGCTACCGCTCGCAGCCTCGGATGCATCGCTACCGAGACCGATCGCGTCTAACAGCCCGTCGATCAGGTCACCCACCCAGTCAATGGCGTCCTTAATCCACCCAACCAACGTTTCGAACTTGTCAATGATCCAGCCGACCGCCTCCGACGCCGCCTTGAATGCTTTCCTAACGACACGGCGAAAAGTTTCTGACTTCTGGTAGGCGGTTACCAGCGCGCCCGCGATCAACCCCAACACGGACAGCACCTTTCCCAGCGGCGAGGCCCGCAACGCCGCATTCAAAAGCAACTGCGCGCCACGCAAAGCGAGCGTGGCGGCGCGAGCCGCCGTCGTGGCTACCCGGTTAGCAACAAGCGCAGCCGTGTTCGCGATCCACCGGCCAGTACTCTGCAGGGTCGCCACCGACAACGCTTTCTTTGCCACGGTAAACAACGTCGTCGCTGCGGTGGCCGACTTCTTGGCGATCGTGTTCGCTGTCGTCGCCACCCTATTGGCGATAATCGACGCGGTACCGGCGCGCTGCGCAGCCGTGTTCACACCGACGGCGGTGGTATTCGCAGCAGTGGCAGCCGTGTTAACGCCCTTACCCAGCGTCAAAAGCTTGGTGGCGCCGGTCAGTAACGTTGTCACCATTTGCGCCGTACGCGCGACCGCTGTGTAAACCTTCCACGCCGCGTTGGCCGACAGCACAAAACCAGCCAGCCCGACAACCGCCAGCCCCAGCCGCTCAACAACGCCCCTATTTTGTTCCAGCCACGGCATCACCGTCTGCGCAAGGAAATTCATAAGCCGGGTGAACACGGGCAGCAGCTGCATACCCAGCTCTGTTCTAAAATCTTCCCATTTCGCCTGCGCGCGTTGCGCCTGCCCGGCGGCAGTGTTCGACTCACGGGCGAACTGGCCCTGAGCGTCAGCCGTTTGCTCCGTCAGCAGCGCCATTAACGCCCGCGTGCGAGCCGCCTTAGCCTCAGCGCCCTCCAGCTTGTCTGTCCCGTCAGCGGCCATCCTGGCGGCGATATCAGCTTCCCTGATCGAGACACCGTAACGCTCAATCGGGTCGGTCTCACCGCGCAGCAGCGATCCCAGCGCCTCGACCGCCTCGGCCGTGGTGCCACCGTATGTTGCCGCCAGGTCAGCACCCAGCTTGATCAGGTCATTGGTCTTCCCCGCGACCTGATCCATGGGCACGCCCATGTTTTTCAGCTGCGCGCCGGTCACGGTGGCGAGTTCACGGTAGGCGTTGGCGCTCAAACCCAGGTTCTCGGCAGCGCTCTGGCTCCACTTCTTGACCTGCTCGGCGTTACGACCGAAAACGGATTCGACGGCGCCCAGCGACTGTTCTGCCTCGCTGGCGAGCCCGTACAACTCCTTGCCGACGCCTACCGCGCCAGCCATGACAG